CTGGAGCAGGTGCTGGAGCAGCCTTGGCCACTGGAGCACTTGCAGCCACAATGTCGTCTTCGGTAACGCCACTGTTGCCACCTGCTGGTGCGTTAACACCTGCTGGACGGAAGTATTGACCCCAACGCTCTGTGTCGTACGGTTGTCCATCTACACTTGCTTCGAACATCTCTTTGATGACCTTCAACTCCACGTCTGTCGGACGCTTGGGCAAGAATGTGCTCAAATCAAATAAGCCGTGTGCTTCAATAGCGGCTTGTTCAGTTTCTGTCAATGCAGATTCCTTACGTGCCCACTTTGAAGTGTTGTAGTCAGCGTAGCCGCCTTTTTGTGTTTTTGTGATACGGAAATCCAGACCACGCAGGGCGTCTGTTGGCAATTCTTCCAACTCAGGATCCATCAACGCACCTTTGATAAGTGTGAACAATTGAGGGCCAATGATGAATCGGCGAATAGGATTGTCCGGGGTCTTGTCGTCACCGATTGGGTTTTCACGAACAAAGCCTTGGAAGATGTATGAACGTTTCTTCCAGTACTTACGACCCATGTCTTCAAGGCTCTTGTCCTTGAACCATGTACGTACTTCTGCCAAGATTGGGCAAGCGTCGCCCCACATCTCAACACAGGGTACTTGTACCATGACCTGTTTTGAATCCATTTCTCCCTTGATGCCATTGAAAGGCAAACGAATCATTGCTCGTTCTTGCCAGAAGAATGTGTTTTTTGTGTTACTATCAGGGAGGAAGCGTAATGTAGCCGATTGGCCTTCTTCCATATTCCAGTGCGGGTAGATCGATTTGTCTCCGCCACCTTGCGAACCTTGTCCGCCTTTGTTGCCTTCTGCTGCCTGTAGTCGTGCTCTGATTTCTGCTAATGATGCCATAGTGTTTCTCCTTGTTAAGTTGCCTATGTTATATGCCTATCTAATAATTTAGATGCTTAGTTGCCTGTGCATACAAGTTGTATTGTATACGAATGTATTTAGCATCGCAATAGTAAAAGGCAAGACTTTTGCCTTTCTGTATGGCCATAAAAAAGCCCAACTGTTGCTGGGCTTTTTGGAGTAGGATAAATTATTTTATCAAGGCTAGTGATTTGATTCTGGCCAGCAATGCATCATCCGATTTGCTTTCATAGTAGGCACCAGTGATAGCACTGTTGCTGTTCATGGGATCGTCATGACCTTCACCTACTGCGTTACCGATCATAGCACTTCCAATCATACCACCTACAGGGCCGCCTAATGCGGTGCCAATTGCACCACCTACTAAGCCTTCATCCATTACTTGGTCAATGAGTTTTTTGCCACCGTATAATACAGCCAATATTATACCAATTGGAATTGAATACTTAACTGCGGTGCTTGCTAGTTCGGCAATGGTTTTTCCATCGATTGCATTACCGACTGATTGTGTTATTGCTCCAGCAGCTTTACCAACGTCACGGTACACTTCGCCTACACCACCCATTGTGTTGTTTGCCACATCGGTAATGGCCTGGTATGCACCTAACCCAATACCGATTTTATCTGCATTTTGTGCGGCTGATTGTGCGGCCGATTTGGCAACATCGGCAGTGCCGCGTCCAATACCAGCGGCTGTTTTTCCAGTAACAGCTTTGCCTGCACCCGATGCCATACGACCCAGTGCTGGACCAACTTTAGACAACAATGGTATGACAGCTCTTGCACCTGCTGCCAACAATGGAGCAATTTCATTTAGTTGTTCTTCTTTAGTTAACTCTCTACCTGCCATCTGTCCAGCAGTCCCACCGGCTGCGCCACCTACAACTCCACCTATTGCCGCTCCAATTGGACTCCCGGTTGCTAATGCACCCAATGCAGATCCAGCAACTGTTCCGCCTACGCCACCCAGGGTGCCGCCAGCAAGTTCACTTTTCCATCCTTCATACATGCCACCGCACTCCATGAGTCCGTGTTCTGGGCAGTATTCACCTTCCATGGTAGCGTTGCATGAGCCTTCTGCAACTGGTGCCGACAGTCCAGGAATGGTTTCCAGTGTAGATGTAATTTTGCGAGGTGCATAATTACCTGTACCAAGTTCGCTATCTAATCGATCTGTGATCCATTCATATGAATCTTGGCCGTCAGCATTGTGTCTGGTATTTCGCGGCATGTCCTCAAAGTAGTAGTCATACAATGCACGGTATAGGTTATCATCTAGCTCTCCGCCTTCTTTAAAGTCTCTGACTTCTCTGCCAAAACTCTTTAAAATATGATCTAACGTATGGCCAGTTGAGTCAGTTAACACACTCTCAACAACAGGCAATCCTGCTGCCTTGCGCATGGCATTAAGGCTTTCAAATGTAGCTATGTCATCTGCTTCACTGATAGGAGCCATTGGAGGCTCTTGGGGCATGTCCTGTGTGGGTGCTACTGGTTGCTCAGGTTGGATACCTGGTTCTGTACCATCTGGCAATACACCTGCAGGCTGTTGTGGGCTTGTGTCAATCCCTAGGTCTTTAAGACGGGCCATGATTTCAGTATCATTCCATGCATTAGCATCTGGTGGCAATTCCTCAAGCCGATCGTTCAAAATATCATCTCCTACTATGTCACCTAGTAGCATTTTAGCATTGGTAGCATCTGGGCCCACAATAAGATCTTTACTCAATAATTCTTTGAGTTTGTTTACCTGTTCTTCTGTTTCTGGCGTTAACCATGTACCTTCGGCCAGGCGGTTGATCCACGATTCAAATATGTCTGCTTCTTTCATAGCATTTCCTTGTTGTTGTATACGAGCCAATAGTGGCAGAGCCTCTTCGATTCGTGAGTCCAATGTTTGTTCAATAAACATTGTTTTGATGTTTTCTACCAGTTCTTCTTGCGCACCAATTTCAGCAGGGTGCCAAGACTCAAAGTAGTGTGCATATCCACGTGGTGTTCCCATGCGTTTGACACTCTCACGTAGACTTTGATAGTACAAGTGAGCTTGTTCTGTGATCTCTTGTGTGACACCTTCCATCACTCGGCCTTGGCTGGCACGATTGAAACGGTTTAGTACTTTCATTTCGGTTACCATATTATTGATATGGCTACCACGAATATCGTAAGGTTTGCCACCTTGTCGCACATGTTCTAGCATGGCACGGCCACCTGCTAGGTTTGTAAATTGTAATTTAAAACGTTCACGGTCAGCTGTTTCAATAAACAAACTTTCCACATAGCGATAACGTTTGTCGTTTTCTCCCAGCACACGATTGTGATTGATTACCAGTCGTGCTTCTGTAGGCTCGCCGCTGTAGCTGGTACGCTTGTTTCCGTAGTAGCCTTCAAACAAACCTTCAGAAATGGCAGCAAGTGTGGCTTTTACCGTTTTAGTTTTACTAATGTCGGTTAATGTTCCAGTCCAGCGATTACGATTGGCTAGATCCATCAGTTGATGTTGAAATTCAAAGAACTCATCACGATCATCGGTGCTTTCCATGGTCTTGCCAAGGTTGTCGCCGTACATGATTATCATTTCATTGTCGTTGCCCATTACAATAACCATGGTGCCATAATTCTTACCTGATTGAGCTACATAATCAAATGTGAAAACTTTAGCTTCATCGGCATCGCACGGGCGCCCATCTTTACCAGTTAGTTCTGGTTGGAAATCGCGGGTGTCTAGCAAATCAGCTAGTTTTTGTTCAATATTGAGTTCTTGTGCCATAGTTGTATATTTAGCATTAACGCATCATTGCGATGAAGGGCATGGGTTCAATCTGGTTGTCTGCATGATCTTTAAGGTGTGTGTTTAGGTCTGCGTGGTATGTTTGTAGCAACATCAGCATACGCACTGCCAACAAACTGCTCATCACAAGATCATCGGTTTCTCCTGGTTTGGCAGAGTAGCTTGAGCCCAGGGCCACAAATGTTTTGAGTTCAGAAATCAAGGGCTTTGAGTGCAGTTTCATGCGGTCTGATTCCACAAGTATTTTAAACTTGTTGCAGGCCACAATTTTACTTTTGTTTGTGGTTGTAAACCCTTTGCGTATTCTGCGGCCTGCTGTGCCTTGTACTGAATTGTCACTAAGGAAGTAGCCCGGAATGTTTTCTTCACCATACTCAGCAATAGAAATCAGCGCGGCTTCACCAAGTGTGTTGTTCTCCACAGAATAATACACTCTTCTTTCATCCTTGACCACTAGATTGATTTCTTTCACAATGTCTGCTAGAATTTTAACCTGCGTTGGCACATCAGTGCGATTGTGTCTCCACTCTGCTACCTGTGTAGTTGTGTCTGCTTCAAACACTTGTATGGCCGCAGGATCGCTGCCTGTGCCCAAACTGGGATCTAGTGCCACAATGTATATCTTGTCTGCGTGTATAGGCGAATACCAGCGAACCTGGCCTGTTTTCCTTACAGGTTCTACTCCTTCAATGTCCAACAGCTTGATAGGAGATATCAGCGTTTCGTCATTAATAACAAATTCACAATCCATTTCTCGACGGAACCGTTCTTCACCCAGTTGTGCTCGTTGTTGATCTCCCCAGGCGTCGTCACGATCAGGATGATCGCGCCAGTAACTGCGATATGCTCGGAAACCGTTGATACCTAGGCCGTTTGCTCGTTGATTGCCAAACTCATCTTCTGTTTTGTTGGCACCTTTCCACAGATACGCAAACTGATCTTCATCAGAGTTTGGAGTACTGGTAATAATAGCTTTACCACCAGTTGCCAGTGTTGGTGAAATAGAAGTCCAGAACTCTTTGGCAATTGTGGGGCGCACGAATGCAAACTCGTCTGAGTACAGGAGCGAGATAGACATACCACGGCCTGTAGTTTCTGTTGTTGTTTGGCTTACTATACGGCTTCCGTTGTCAAAGTCTATGGATCCTTTGTTGTAGCTGGTTACACCTGCTCTAATGTGATTGGGACACAGTTCGTATGCATAACGAATACGTTGCATTATCTCCTGCGCACCTGTGTACTTGTGCGCGGCAATTAGAATAGTTGAGTCTGGCACAAACATAGCATACCATAGCAAGTAACCAGCAGCCGAAGTGGACTTGCCTGTTTGTCGAGGCATCATGGAGATAGAATATCTATAGTTGTGATAAGTGTAAATCAGTTGTTTTTGGTAATCAAATGGATGATACAACATCTTGCCACGTGTGGGGTGCTGGATGTAGAAGAAATTGTCCATGAAGAACAACGGGCCATCCACAGAGTCCGCACACTGCATGAACTCCATCAACTGGTCTTCAGTGAATGTTTCTCTGCGGTGTGGCGCTTTTACTAGTACTGTTTCTGGACTGATAGCCATGCTATTAATTATCTAATAACATTGCAAGTTCAGGCCAACATCGCACAAACTCACCTGCTTTGTCAGGATGGTATTGTGTTTCAATTTCTGCAATGTGTTTTTTAAACTTGGCAGTAATACCTGCTCGCTCTCGTGCAACATTACGATAGTTGTTCAGTGCATTATCAAAGAACATGCGCTCTGCATCAGTTGCTAAGCCTGTGGCATAGAATCGTTCAATTTCTGCGGCAGCTAGTTCAGCAACAGCAGGCCCATGCAAGAACGGATCCAGGTAATCAGGTTGAAACAAATTTTGCCACAGCACAGTTACACCTTGTGCTACTGCCCACTTGCGAAACTCTGTAATGCGTGTGGCATTGTAGATGTTGTACACAGCATGTATACCACCCCAATGACCTTTTGAAAACAGGTCTTTGACCGTGGCAATGTTGTTTTCAACTTGTGCCCACTCGCCACCATAGCGTACATATTCAAACCGGTCGCCAATGTTGTCAAAGCTCATGCTCCAACCAACTTTTTTACGTTGTGCCAGTTTCGGGAAGATCTTGTTCCGTTCAAGATCCACATTCATGTTGGTGATTATGGTCACTGTGCAATCTTCTGGGATCACATCCAACAGTCGTTCGTTCTCAGGAAGCAGTAAGGGCTCTCCACCTACTAAGGCCACATCCTTGATGTGTTCATGATGTGCCTCAATAAAGTCACACACATTATCATAATAGGGACGACTGCCGGACTTGAATGGAATACCTTTGAGTGCGGACCATTTTGAACTGGCCCATTCACTACAGTAGTTACATGAAAGGTTACAGGTGGTATTCCATCTCACATCCACTATAACAGGATAGTGGTACTGTGATCCGGCAGTCGTATAATCTAAATCTTGGTTGAGGTCATTGTGCCATTTGCGCTCTGAATCAGCGCCAAAGCGTTCTGCTTGCACACAGTTAGAGCAGTACTTGTGTGCCTTGCCTTGTGCAATGCTGCCACGTATTTCTTGCAGTAGATCTCCGTTGAGTATTTCAATGATGTTGTTGGTGTTCAGGTTGCCCAGCATGTTGGGATCACCTGCACAACAAGTTTTAACATCTCCACGGGGATTTATGTGTAGGCCACGCCACGGTGCGGCACAATAGAAAGAGTCTGACATACCTTTATTTAAAGGCGTTTTACTGGCACCAAGAAGTTTTGGCCTCACCGTAGTACTCACGTGCAAATCCATTGGCAATCAGCATGGCTCTAAGACTCTGTCCGTTCAACAGCACATCACCTAGCACACGGCCCCCGTACTTGTCCCAGTCCATGAGCACAACCTGTCGCTTCTGGCTGTTAGCAATGGCCTGTTTGGTAAACGCTGAAGCTGCTTCGCCACGTTGTGCTTCACTAGGACACATGGCTCTGTGTCCCTTTTCAGGAGTATCAACTCCAAACACACGAACACTGAGTTCTGGTTTCAGTGGTGCCGGTAACCAGGTGGCTTGAATGCCCACAGTGTCTCCGTCAATCACACGAGTAATCACAGCGTCATAAACAACGCCAGGTTTTTGTTTGGGTTGCGCTATAACCAGGCATGGTACAAGTGCCAAAAGAATTAAAAGTTTTTTCATAATGATAAATTATACTAACGAGGATAACCTTTAAATGCCCTTACAGGACTTTGTATATCCACAAAAGCAGGTTCTGTACTGTCAGGCGTTGACACTAGTTGTTTGCCGCCTGGGGTGTCAGTCATTGACAGTGCTTGGTCAATGATTTGAGCAATTTTGGAATCCATGCCAGCAACCACACCATGTTCGCCAAATGCTGTCTGTGCTGACCATGCTGGCAATTTATCAGTAATGCCATCTGTGCCGGCATCGCTACGTGCTCGTGCAAGTGCCACACCAAATCTATAGTTGTTGTAAGGGTCTGATGCGCTGAGTCCAGGAATTACATAGGTGTACCGCATGGGATTTGCTTGCTCTGGCGGCAGGTCATGTTGCTCGCGTAGAAACTCACGTGCTCTCATCTTGGGTAACCTTTGAATGATTGCATCGGGCTGGTTGTGTTCACTGCTGGATGTTCTTGGCTTTTTAAATCACCTTTGTTTAGATCGTGAAAACTAGATCCAGAGGCTTTGTATGCCATCATCAACATGTTGTGTTCTTCTTGCGTGTAAGGTGCGGCAATGTCATATCGGCCGGCCCAACTTTCATTATCCATTTCAGGAACAAACGTTCCGTCAGTGGATGCGGCTGCCATCATAATTCTATTGAGTTCATACACACGATCTGCTAAATTTTTATCTCGAAATTTATGCAGACCCACAGTGGCAGATTGATTACGCTTGCTAATCTTTCCGGCACCATTTTCAGCAATGAAATCACGTGCTCGCATCAGCTGCCAGCGCCAATCACACCTGCTGTAGCGGAACTTGCTGTGCCTAGTTCTAATGCTGTCCAATTTGAGCCAGCAATAGTAACTTTGTTACCTGCACCCGAATATGTTTCAAATACTGTGTTGGCAGGAATGTTAATAGCCGCAGAGTACAAGTTACCTGCCGCGGCTGCTGTACCCAGAGCCACAGCATACACTTGACATGTGACTGCTGTGTTTCCTGTGGAGATTTGCAACTTGTCTGTGTACACAGTTGCATTTGAAAGTGTTGTATAAACGTTGGCCATTACTTTTTATCCTGTGGCGGAATTGCAACCACGGGCTGAAACAATTCACGTGTTTGATACATCACACCTGGGATTTCCACAGGTGTTTGACGTCCTGTTTGTGGTGCAGGTGCATGCGGGTTCATAACCGGCACGGTAGTCAACACAGATTCTTTTAGAATTTTGCTCATAATATTAATCCTGATATTTTTTCCATAAAGCACGAGTACTGGCCAAGATGCCTTCGTCAATGTCTTTTTTCTTCACAGCATTGGTTCCTGGAATTTTTTCTCCAACTTTGATGTCATCGTCAGCTAGACCTGCAGTAAACTTATTGCCTTCTTCGGTTTTTTCTTCGTCAACTTCTTTTTTCTTAACACCGGCCATTTCCATCATGCGGTGTAAGGCATCTTCTTCAGCTTCAGCATAGCTGTGTTGACGATCTGCATCCAGATTTGGTATGCCGCCACCTGTCAACGTTGACTGTCCTGTTGACTTAGGGCCATCAAGACCGCCACTGTACTGCATTGAGCTGCCAGTTTCTGTGTTGGTAGGATAGTCTGGCTCATTCAGTGACACTTCGTCAATTTCTTCTTCGCCACATGAGCAATTAGGAGTACCGCAACCGCATGCTGACTTGTAGCCTGAACCGCCGTAGCCTTCGCTGTCGCCGCCGCCTAGGCCCGCTGACTTCAACAATGTTGCTAGTTTTAGTGCATCTTCGTCACTGGCAGTGATAGTCAAGCTCTTGCCACCTTCTGTACTGTCACTCATGTTGATGCTCATTGACTCACTCAGCTGGTGCATTGATTCGTTGATGGCGTTTTCAACATCACGATTTAAACTATCGTAAATGCCTTTGCCGTAACCAAAACCGCTTGATGCAGTAGGTGTTCCTGTTCCGCCTGCTTCTTCAGTTTTTTCTTTCTTCTTGGGCTTTTTTTCAGCAGCCTCAACGTCTTTTGTAAATTTTTTGCCAGCTTTTTCAGCATGGTCGTCACGATCAACTGTGCTTTCTTTTTCTGCAGACTTAGAAACTTTGTAGCCAGCTTTCTTCAACAATGCCATGGCTGCTTTTAAATCGCCTGAATCATTGTCTGTTGGATCAGCATCGCCTTCTTTCATTTTGTTTCTGACACTTACTTTGCCTGGATCATTTTTTGGCTTGTTGCCAATCATGAATCCTTGCAAGGACTTGCCAGCGTCAGATACTGCACCAGCAGATCCTTTTTTCTTGGGACCATCTTTGTGTTTCCAGGCGTTGGCTGTTACTCGTTCTGTACCCTTGGCAGGACCTTTTGGACGACCACGACCACGTTTTTCACGTGTGTTACCTTCGTCATCAGTTTCTGACCCAACTGAGTTGCCTTGGTCATCTGTACGTCGTGTTACTTTACGTCCTGTTGCAGTGTGCTTGATATCATGCTTGGAACCATGTTCTACATCTCCCACACGTGGTTTGTCAGCACGTGGCTTCTTGAAGTTTGTGAACGGGTTGTTATCGTCATCTTCGCTAGCAACAACTTGTTTTTTGCCGCCTAGTGCTTGCTTCATTGCTTCGGCAGCTACATCACCTAGCATCTCGTCAACTTCTTTCTTGGCACCGGCAATTTTATCAGCAAACGTAATTTTGTCTGTTGGAGGTGCTAACTTAGCAAACGACTTTTGCTTGGCAGTCATTGTAGCACTGGATTCTTCATACTTTGTTGTACCTCTTAACTCAGATTGTGCTGCCTCGAGATTTCTGTATTCGTTTTTATAGTGTGATGGATCGCCGGCTAACTCATGAGCCATCTGGCTCAATTGTTGTGGAGTTGCCATTTTAATTCTTGCCTGCATTTCTGGACTGTATCCAGCGCCTGGTGTATGGGCTGCTTCGGTTGTTTTTTGTTGACCCAGGCGTTGTTGAGCACGTTTCAATCCTTCAGGACTTGTAGGGCTCTGTGTACGTTCTTTGTCTAGGTCTTGCAAGGTCATTCTGTTGCCTGGACGATTCACAGCAGGGATCTGACTCTTGTCCGGACCGCCTTGATATGCGCCTTCGTCTACTTCGTTGTCATACTTGTTGTACTTTTTACGTGCAGCATCCATTTTTTTCTCACTGGCACCTTGTTGTCCTAGTCTGGACAATTCTCGCATACCCGGTTCACCGTACTTTTCATAGCCCTTGGCAGCACGGCTCATGTTGCGCTCGTTGAGTTGTTTTGTTTCTGGTGCGTCATTAACAGCAGCCAGGCGTTTGTTTAAGTCATAGAAAAATGTCATTGTATTATCCTCTTGGTTGTGCGCCGGTAGCAGGCTTGGGTGGTCTCTTTACATTGGACATTGGGCTCTTAGTTCCCATTGGCAAATCATTAGAGGTTTTAGCAGGAGGAGTTTTGCCGCCGGCTACTGTGAAATTAGAACGATAGGCATTCTTCAAAACCACATGGTTGTATGGGTCTGCAGAATAATCTTTCTTGAGATTCTTTTGCAATTTATCATCTGCTGGATAATCAGGATCATCCAATAGGTCTTTGTTCTGGTCTGTAATTTTGACTGACTCAGAATCTAGACTTTCTTCATAAGGTGTAGTCATCATCACAATACGATTTTCATCTAGTCCCAGCAATCTAGCAATCTGTTTGATCTGTGGTTCAATGGCAGGGTACTTGAACTCTACATCAACTCGTGTTACAGACTGATTGGGGAAAGCAGGAAAGTCAGGAATCACAGCACGTACTGGGGTACTCTTAGGAGTTGACATTTTTGCAATGTCAAACTGGCTGAGTTTTTCTTCAAATTGTTTGAAGAAGTTCTTGGGTATGTCGCCCACTACTTTGATGCGGTACGCATAAGTGCGATCACTTTCTAAGAGATATTTTGCAAATGGTTTCATGTCAGTGTCCTATTGTATATTTATACTTTTCCGTTATTTTGGTCTTTGCCTTTAAGCAAACGTTCCAATAAATCGTTGCGATTCAACACTTGCCCTTGTGCAGTAGCTATCTGTTGTTCTTCAGGTGTTTGTTGATCCAGTCGCATTTTCTTCAACTGTAGATCAATAACCTTGAGTTTCTTATTCATTTTGGCTGTTTTAGCAGTGATAGCATGGCCTAGCATGGTACCTGCTACATTAAATATCTCGCTAGCAAACCGTGAGTCTACCTGCATGCCAAGATCCATGAGATCTTTGTAGCTGTCTTTGGCCAAGTCTGCCAGTTCGTCCATCTCAGTGTCGCTGGCACTTAAATCTCTAACAGCAGGCAGAGCTGTGTCGATCTTGTCAATGGCCATGTCTATTGCTGCCAGTTGTGTTTGTGCTTCTTCAATGGTGGGGGTGTTGTCTTTGGTTTCAATTTCAACCGAAGAGGGCAAGTCAAAAAGGTCTTCTAATTTCCGCGTCATGCGGATATTTATGGATCAATTGCGACCGTTGGAAAACATATCGTTTTCGGTGATTACTCTGAATGTTAGGCCTTGGCGACCGCACCACTTTTGGGCGGCTCCCCACTTGGCGTAGTTAACAGCTACTACAGCGCGATCACGGCTGCTCATTTTTGATTCGATTACACTTTGCTTCTTGGGTTTGATTTCAATTAGCTCTGCCCGAACAGTGTTGTCTTTTTGTCGATAGGTGATTAGAAAGTCAGGCACATAGTTGCTTTTCTTGCCTGTCACAGGATTCATGTAGGGTATGGCAATACTTTCACTAGCCCACTGTAGTACATTGTCGTTGGTGTCGCAAAAGCGCATGAAGCTGTGTTCCCATCCTGAACGATATCTAGGTGTGCCACGACCCACATACTTGGAAGGGTTTTGTACTATGTATTGACCTTGCGCCCAACGACTCATTGTATTACCAGGCGTGCGGCGTATTGATTGGGAGTTGAACTGGCGTTGATGCCAAGCAAGGTGGCTCTGCTACGAATCATGTTCAGGTAATAGGCTAGGCTGGCATTTAGATTCAATCCAGTTTGCCCTTGCATGGCTTGTAATAGTGTCAGTGCTGGTATGTTGGTATCTTCTGCTACTCTAAACAAGCTCACAGTGAAGTTACCTGCGGCTCGTTTAGGCATCACACTGGAAAAATATGAATTCACAATGTCATATTCTTCTGCAGGAACGTTGGTATCATAGTCGTAGAAACTGTCAAATACTCTGACTGTGAGATCTTTTTTGTAATTTGCGTAATTTACTGTGCTCATACACCACCACCTACTGGTTGATTGTTGTTGATTCTATTAACTGTGGCTTGATTGCGAGCCGCAGTGGCTGTTGGAAAGAAGAAACCATCAGCTTTGCTGGCCACACTTCTTACGGCTCCAGGCAAGCTGCCTTGAATAACTTCAGTGCCAAGTGCTGTGGCTTCAGCAACTGCAATGCTCTTAAGATTCTTACCCTTGAATGTGTTGTAAACTGTGCTGGCTTTTTGTGCGGCACCAATCAGGCCCAGCACAGAACCAGATTGCAGATCTTGTGCAATACCACCAGCGGCATCAATTAATCCGCCTTGGCCAAGAATGGTAGCTAGGCTGCCTGGACGAGCCAGTGGGCTTGGTGTTGTGTCATAATGAGCCGCATTAGCAAAGCCTGGTGCCTGTTTATTAGGAGCACCTTGTTTGTACTTCACTGTTTCATATGCAATAGTCATTGAATGTTGCATGAGTCCATTGCCTTGACTGTAATCGTAGGTGTCATGACTCCAATTTGAAATCAACGGATTTATCAACACATACTCTGCATACTTGTGTTGGTAATCAAATCCAAAAATTCTTATGTCTGTAAAAAACGGAGGCTTGCCCGAAGAGCTGGATGTGCCATCGTTGACTGCTTCACCTATATAGCCCCAGTCATTCACTCCGCCCATGCGGTCTTGATTGTAAATGTCTCGGCCACTGTAGCCAAATCCTCGCGTGCCGTTGTTTTCGGCACCCATGCTACCATTGGTGCTGTTGGTAGACCCGTAGTTTTGACTGGCGTCTTTGTAGTAGTAACTGTAGTAGTTGTACCACATGTTGCGAATTAAATCTGATCCGTCGTCGTGAAATGTGATGTTCACCGGATCATAATTGATCTTGGTTTGAATCACACGTTTACGATTGTATTGATTTAGTGTTTCTGTGGCAATGGTATACTTGGGCAAGTCAATTGTTTTGACCAAGAGACTGATGTTGGAGATGTCAGTTAATCCAAGTGCTCCACGCAAGGCAGGAATCTGTGCAGTGTTGATTGTAAACGCCACATGGAACAAGAACTTAAAGCGTGGCTTTAGTTCATATCCATTGGGAGTGAAAACTCTACTGGCATGATCGTATCCACGCAGTCCATTGACCGCGGTGAATCCTTGAAAGATCTGCTGACCAAATGTGGCTAATGACATTAGTTATTAGCTAGTTGTACCAGCACCTGTAACAATGTCACCTAATGTTCGGCCAATAGCACCACCAATACCAGCACCGTTAGAGCCAGATGGAATTTGGTTGGCGTTATCATACGCTATAGTCATGTTGATTGTGACAACTGCACTTTCGGCATAGCTCAATTGACCGTAATCAGCTTGCTTCAAATAGCATCCATACAATTCCCATGTTTCAAGAACCACTGGAGCAGCAGCACCGTTACCACCATCTAGAATTTCAATACGTGTCAAGAACTTGTAGTCAATACCAGAACTGGCTGATGCCATTTCTAAAAAGTCCATTTGCTTTTGCATTTGTTCACCAACCAATTTGCTAACTGACCCAGCGGCGTCGTCACGGACTTCGCAAGCAACGTCGGCCCATGTAGGCTTACCAGCCAACTTTAGAGTTGAATTATAAATTGGAATAGTAACTTCTTCAAAACTCAAATTAGGTCTTGCAAAGGTCATTACTTGTTTGGTTAATTCTGTTGTTGGTTTTTCAACGCCAAAGTTCTCAAAAAATACGCGAAAGCGATATTTGAGTTTGGGCATCAACAAACCCTGATCAGCCTGGCCTCCCAGTGGAACTGACATTCTTGATAGTGATGAACTAGACATTTTGTAGGTATCTCCTGTTACGTTTATTTAGTTGAATTGGTGAGTGAAAAATTACCCACCGTTTTCATTAGGCCGCTTGTCCTGAAATCTCGCCAGTGTTCTTGATACGCAATGGAATATAGATAAATTCCACGGCCTTCACTGGTTCAATAGCAATATCAACATACAACTCATTACGGTCGATACGTGCCGGAGTATTATTGCTCAAGTCACAAACTACCAAGTAGTCATAGATACCACGCTTGGCCACCAAATCAATCATTAGTGAGTTGATAGTGTTGGTGATTTCAGCACGGGTAATGTCGTCATTGGGTTCAAACAAATACAATTTACCAATTTCTTCAAGTCTGCCACGCAAGAACGCAACCAGTCGTGATACATTGATACGATCCAAAGCACTAGTAACACTAGTTGTGGTCTTGTTACCAAAGTTGGTAATGCCAACACCCGGAATAAACGTAATTGGGTTAATGTCGTTTTCATACAGCACATCACGTAGACCTTGTCCAACGTTGATTTGTTCAAATTCGCCAGTGGCTGCATCAATGTAACCAATAGCAATAGCATTGTCAACCACACCACGACGTGTACCAGCAGGTGCTAACCACGGATAACTCACTGCATCACTACGGATAATGGTACGCATCATCATGTGACTTGGTGCTGTTACAACAGGATTACCCGTTGTGTCTGTGGTCTGGCAGCTGGGATAGAATGTACCCAAATACTGGCTGGCAGTTACTAAACCATCTTCAGATCGGAATCCTAGTCCACCATTATTGGTTGCCCAGGCTGCTAGATCAGTGCCGTTGGCTGCAAGACGCATTGGTGTGTCGCCTACCACAAACAATGTGTTGTTACGTTCATTACTGAGTGCAACCATGTTGGGAATCAACTCTGGATAAGCTGTGGCGGCAATCAAACTAAATTGTGCTTGTTCTTCACGAGCAGCAGAGCTGGTATCGATACCTGCTTTCATAGCTTGTACAACCAATTGACGTTGTGCTTGTCGACCAGACCACATTGCACCATCATCTCTGTTGCCACTTGCTGTGAGCCAGGTATTGGTTTGTGTGATCGCTGCCCAGTAAGCTGGTGCAGTTCCTGGAGTCTGGTTGAGGTTATTGTATTGCAAAGAAATATAGTTAGTGCCAGAATAACTTACATAATTACCAGTGATGTAGGTTGTGCCACTTGACCACGGATCTGCAGGGTATGCTTCAGCATTGAAATAGTTACTCTGGAAACTCTTGACATTGTAGCCTGAACGACGTGTGTTAAACAACAACATGCCCTGCGGATAAAGTTGCGGATTTGGAGCATCTAAGTCCAAGTAGCCACTGGTTAATAGACTGTCAATGCTAGGAATTGCATCCATCACAGGGTCAGTTGTGCCGTTTGGTGCCCAACGTGCATCTGCAAACAAAATACCGTTTTGAGTTGTTTGATCAGTAGTATCAACTTCTATCCACTGATCCACGCCGTCAACAACTTGCCAGCGATACAGCTTGGGATAGTTTTCTAGGTCACTGGTATCAATCCATAGATCTCCATATACCAATGGTGAAAGTGATGTATCATTTTGTGTAGTAGGTGCTGTGGCCGCAATGATAGGACCACTGGCATTGGTTAAAGCTAGATCAAACCCACGAACGTCATTGGTTACAGTCTGATATCCAGACCATTGTCCGTTGTTTTGAATCATGATATCAGCATCACTAACAGTGCTGTAATACCATAAACGGCCATCAACAGGATCTTCGTCTGGTGCAGTATTACTTGAAGTGTAGGTGAATGTTGGTGTACCAACCCAGTAGCTTAATGCCAATGAATTTGGTGTGCGGAAACCTGGACGACAAAATTGAGTGCTTGCAGTAAATCCAGCAGTTGTGATCGGAGTGCCTATTACATTTAACAACGTAATAGTTCCACCTTGACTGTGCGTGAACACAATGGCTCCTGCACTGTTGACACTTGCTGACACATATGGTACTGCCGCGGCACTAACAGCGGCAATAAATGCCGCGGTTGTTGTTCCTGAAATAGTAGCAGTACCTGTAATAGTGGTATTATCTAGTTGACTACCTGAAATAGTAAAGCTATTTCCGTTAGTAAATGGTCCAGGGGTTGTAGTAGATCCAGTTACTACAGTAGCACCCAAAGCATACCGTTCTAGTATTTCAAAAGCCATGGTAGCGTCAGTGTCACCAAAAGTGGCAGCATCAGCAATTGCTATTGTGGTTCCTACAGGAATATTTTTTCCGCCACCAGTTGGATCTAATGCATATGATGCTGACACTGTACCAAAATACACTGGACATGATTGTGCAATAAAAGTTCCTAGGGCTGAGCTGTATTTTTTTACTCGTAGACTCACTCCGTTGTTGGCTGGGCTAACATTGTTCCAGACAGATCCTGTTGGGGCTGGTGCTGTTTGACCAACAGCCCATCTAGGTGCTTGATAACTGTATGATGCAAGATACTCAGGAGCACGATAAACTTGAGCAGTAATGCCTAGAGCTGTTAACAATGCGGCTCCAGCTGACGACCCTGTTTCAATTGAAATTATTCCGCCGTCGCTGGTTGATGCATCATTGGTAGCTGTAGAGTTAGCGTACAAATATAGTTTTCCACTTACTGCGGCAGCTGTGACACCGGCAACACTTGCATTATTTATTGCGGTGGCAAATCCTACAACTGTGTTGTTAGGAGCGGCTGGTACAAAAATTTCACTTTCATTAACAAACATACTTGCACTAGCAGTCAATGACGTTGGTGTTCCTGTGCCTTGAATTGTGGGCCAGGATGTTTTCCAAGCGTCGCTACCAACTTGCACCCAATCGTTATCGCTATTTTTATAATAACCCAAAAGTTTTGTATCTGTTGCACAGGTGACAATCGCATAATCGCCAATACTACCAACAGTTGCCAATGGGGTTGGGTCTGATTCAGGATCAATAACATCAGCAGTATCATCTATAATAATAGGGGTTTCAACAGTGAATGTGTTGGTTGTTTGATTGTATTCTTGAATGCCCCAAACTGATGTTGAAGTATCTAACCAATAATCACCATTGGCAGGAGATCCAGTTGGACGAACCAAACTAGCAGTTAGCTCTGTTAGGTCAATATCAACACGTTGCACATAGCAACGATTTGTGATACCTAGGGCTGAGTAAGACGCAAGTAGTCCGTACTCATTGAGTTCGTAACCGTTGATTGGGGTACCAGTTGTGGTCTGATAGAAGAATGGCACACCAAATGTGGCTGCCAAGTCTCGTTGACTTGTGATTAGATAAGTCTTATTGGCATTGGCTGCCAATGTGCCGGCTGCAACGGTAACACCGTTAGAGCTTACTTTGTTCTGAGCAGTAGCGATTAAGAAATACGGTACTGTGTTAACAGCGGAAGGGATATATTGACTTTCGTCAATAACTGTTACTTCTACGCCTGGAGATACTAGAGCCATGATCAATTCCTTTTCAAGATACAATATTTATAGACAACTGCTAAAAAGTCGTCGTTACGGCGCCCTTTGCCAAAGGTCCTGTTGCTAAATACCGTATGAGACCCATTTGTCAAGCATGTAATCAACTGCCGTGTGCTGTTAACTATCATTGTAATGGTGTTGCACACTATCGTACTAGATGCGAGAGCTGTGCAAGGAAACGTCGTGGCCTGAAAAAAAGAATCCCACGGTGGGAAGCCGCAGGATTCAAAAAAAAATTAGTGTGTGACAAGTGCGGGTTCAAAGCCCGATACTCAAGTCAAATTCTAGTGTATCATGTTGACGGAGATCTAAACAATACTGGTGTTAAAAATCTAAAATGTATTTGTCGCAACTGTGTAGAAGAAGTTGCCAAAAGTGTATTGCCCTGGAAGCCAGGGGATCTGAACCCCGATTGTTAAACATTCCGGTAATGTAATTTTTTTGAAATATAATTTTTTATTACATAAAATCTATCTGTATAAAAATAAGGTTGATCACTTAGTGCGGTCACGTGATCGGGCCTGCGATTATTTGTTCCTTGCCATAACAACGGATTATATTTTTCTACTAGTTGTTGGGCAGTACTAGTGTCCAAGTAAGGAGTAGTCCATTTGTATACATCAAACTGTTTTCTATCTAGTATTTTGTAACCGTACTTTTCTGGGTCTTTGCTCATTTTACTGATGTTTTTAGTAAGACCTTCGGGGTTTTTAATTCTCAATGTGGCAAATTTAACATATTCAGCGACATCAGGATTGGCCAAAAACCACTCTGCAGTTTCTCTAATGGAGTCTTCGGTGTCATGTGGTAATCCTACAATGATGTTAACTTGTAATCTCAGTTCAGGAAATCGATCTTTTAGCTCAATCAAAAAGTGTTTGAGCTTTTCAGGATCTGCGCCTTTACCCACAGCTTTTCCACTATTACGGTTGAATGTTTCAATACCTACTGTAAATGACTTCCATCCAATTTCTGGAATAAGATTCACTTGTTCAGTATTTGCTGCCAGAAGATCTATTCGGCAATAACTCCAAAATTCAAAATCTATACCAGTTTCTTGTCGGATATCTCGAATCAAATACATTTTTTCCAGGCTGTCATTAAATGTATCGTCAACAAACATGAACTTTTTTACACCAAATGAGTTGTATCTATACAGGATATCTTGTTTGATTTCTTCCTTGGATCGGATGTAGGTTCCCGGCTTTTTGCCCAAGTGATCAAACTCACAAAATGCACATTGAAAAATGCAACCTCTACCTATTTCAATAGGCAATACCCAGTCGTCTGTTACAAAATCTGAATCAGCATATTCAGTAGTTAAATTATTTAATATCTGAACTGCATAGTGTTTGTCAGCATCCACATATTTTTTATTATTGAAGTGTGTATAAATTAGGTCGTTGCCTTGTACAATATGATTGTGTACAGCTAAAACTGCCAGATCTGAGTACCCAGCACATATGATATCAACATTTACTGGCATGTGTTGAATTATCTCAGCATTGGGACCTCCAACTACAATTGTGCCTTGACGATTTTTTATGTAATCAATTAATAGAGCTTCGTCTTTGTTAAGCAATTCAGTCATAAACCCAGCATCTTTATTGTCAGTGGTCCATTTGTTGTTGCGAAAAGTGGCCTGGCCAGCAAATTTGTCTGAGTTGTATGTGGGAGGAAAAAATTTAGTACTAAATCCCCACCATTCGACTTCTGCGATAGTGTCCAAGTATGTTAGTAGTACAGACTGATCCCAATGAGACAAAAAATCAATAACTTCTACTTCTACGCCATGTCTTCTTAATTCTGTGGCTATCCTATATACCCCAAGTGACCTAATAGGAGGATTTGGACTGTCATTAAACAATACTATCAAACGGATTCCTTAAAGGAATATTTATACAACAGAGTAGACATCAATTCACGTGAGCTTCTGCGCAAGTCTTCTAGTCCGCCATTGTTGTCAATCACATAGTCTGCCATCCAAATTTCCAGGCTCATACTAGATTGATCTTCTGCGGGCAAGTGATCACTGCGGTCCACCCAAACAGCATAATCAAATACCTGGGTGTTACGCATGGCATGGAACTCGCTCTTGTTACGCAGTCCGCAGTAGATTGAATTTTCAGCAAATATTTCTCTACCCAGTCTAGCATAATCGTTTTTACAGTAAGCATGAATCATGTCATACCATTCTGCTCGATGATTGTGCCGATCCTCAAAACATTGTGCATAGCTAGTGTATCCATATTTGTTTTTGAGTTCTGCATAGATAAACTTTTCAGCGCAAAAGTCTGAACTAGAACGAAAACTATATCCAAATTCTTCACGCAGAATATCACACACAGTATCTTTGCCGTGTCGAGCGTTGCCAATAATCAGCAGTTTAGGAAGGGTCATTTTAAGGAGGTTACATTAAGATGATCAAGTGTGCGTTGTAGCATGCCTATTTGTCTGCGGCAGTCTTCTAGTGCATGGTGGCTGGTGGGTGGGATGGGCTGATCAGGCCATAACGAGAACACAGTACGGCTGTCTCGCACCATGTAGTATTTCCAAGGCAATGGCTTGCCATAACTCTTGTAAGCATGCTCCAGAATGTTCATGTCGTATGTGGGACCTTGTGCCCAGATTCTGGTGGAGTGCCAAATCAGCCGGCCTAGCCCGTCTAGAGCTTGATCTAACGGGATACGATCTTGTTCACTGAACGCTTCGTCCCGAACCACAGCAGGTTGTGTGGCCCACCAATCAATTGTGCCTTGATCGATGGCACGATCTTCTTGACTTTCTAGTGTGACTCTGGCATAGTAACTCTGTCCAGAATGGCCTTGCCCTAACGGGTCAAAGCTCTGGGCCGCAATAGTTAGTATTGTAGTGTCTGGGCCTGTTGCAAGCCCTTCTAAGTCGATCATCAAGTCCATGTGCTATTATAACACAAGGCTTGTTGACACGCAACGGATGGTTAGCCGATTACCCAGGTAAGTGGCTGGCTAGCATCCACATAGTTTTTGAGCTGTTCTTCTAGGGCTGTGATAGCTTCTTTGGCTTCGGCTTTCATTGCGGCACCGTTTAAGGTACCACCGCCTTGTGGTCCTGCAATTGAACCAAACTTCTCACGTGCTTCACCAATGATCATTTTACAGTTGGCAACCATATAGTCCTTGATCCATTGCTGAATTTGGAAATCTTGTAACAAGTTAACTTCAGGTTTTAGATTGTATGTCCAAAGTAACACGTTCTCGCCGGTGCCTCTTGGGTCACGGATCAGTTGTATTTTCTTTGTTACTTGGTTGAACGTGTAGTTCATGTAGCCGCCAAACATACGTGCAGCCAATTCAACGTACTGACTGTAAAAGTCGTATGTGGCAAGACCACCTGCTACGTTAAAATTCATTAGGTAAACGTTCATGCTGGCTTGAGAGAATGGATCAAAGTTACTGGCCTGGCCTGTGGCATCACCAAACTGTCTGCGGAATATCTGACGTACACTAACAACCTCTTGTGGCAACTGATAGATGTTGACATCTTTGACCAGTTCCATAAAGCTGTAGCTTTCCTCATAAGCGTTGCTGGCCCGTTGACGGTAAGTGCCTAGTGTTTTTTGATAGGCGGCTTCGTAGTGAGCAGGGTCCAACTCGAGATCAATAATCTGATCACCAAGTTGAAGCTTTACATATTCTATCATGTTTTGCTTGAGCATCTCAAGCGAGTTTTGTTGCTGTTCTGCCATTGGGGGACTCCGTCCCCTTTATTTACCAGCTTTTTAGAATGATCAAGTTCTCTGTACCACGCCCGTTAAAGGGTGTTTCTGTGGTGGTCAAGTCCTTGTAGATCTTTCTTGCGGCTGGCTTGCCTGCGGCACCCAAGGCTTTGAGTACCTCTGCTGGCTTTCGCACAGTTTTTTGCTGGCTCTCAACTGTACTAAACCCAATAATTGAGTTTGACTTTACAGTAAATGCCTGTGTATGACTGTCAGCAACAAGGTGGATCAGCTTGCGTTTTTTGGTGTCATACAACCAGGCTTCTGACTTGTCCACTAAACTTGCGGCTGGCAAGCCCTTGAGTTTGAGTTCTGCAAAGTCCACAATATGCTTGAACTTTGCGGCACGTTTCTCAGGTGGCACTGCCCGGACCTTGCGTGGCTTGCGCTCGACCTTTTTAATCTGCACATAGGCACCACAGTCTGAAATCACAAGCTCACAGAACTTTACACAATTCTTTAACTGTATCTTAGAGAGGTATCCGTAGCCCTGTACCAAGTCCGCATCTTTGCCTGCTACTGCCTCGTCAAACTCTGCAAGTTTACGGGTCCAAATTTGCTTGATGTCATTCACCATTTGTGGTGCAATATTCATTGAACGCATGAGAACCACGGGTTTGTAGTCTGCATTGAGTTTGGCTCCTGCCAAGATAAACTCGTCAAACAAGCCATCCATTTCACCCGCACACTCTGATACCTTCTCACGCAGGCGGTCCTGAATAGTGATTCTTGGTACTGTATCCTCTACCGGGGCCTCAACCTCAACCTCAGTTTGTTTGGATTCTAACAATTCTTTTAACAAGTTATCTAATTTGGTTTGTTCATGTTCGGTGAGCTCTAGTCCAACCAAGCTCATGCGACACAACCAACCTGTTGTTAATCTGATTGAGCTGTCTGGAATCTGTTTGAGCGTACGAACATCTGCTTTGCGGTCATGTGCTTCTAGATATGCAACAATCATCTCACGGGCATCTTTTTTGCCGTAAAAATAATTGTACCAAGAAAATGCTTTGCTCAAAGCACTAAATCGATTATCTGTAGGTTGGCGTACCCAAGTTGGTTCCATGCCCATGGCATTGGTATCCGCACTACGTGGATTCAAGGGCTTGACAGGTTTTGTTGCGACTTTCATATGATCTCCAAAAAGCAATAACTGTAATTATAGCAGAGATTGCTTTTGATGTCAATCTCTGCTAACTGTGTTGTTTTTAGAACACAGTGCCGCGAAACTGCTCGTAATCGTAGAATGCTACTAAAGTACTATCTCGAAAGTAAACTGTAATGCCGCCCAGGTCCTCGCGAGCGTCCCACTTTGTCTGTTCCAAAATAACATTAGTAGCACGTACCTCAAGCTCGTCCATTAGGTCCTCGCCTGTGTCCTTGTAGCTTTGCATGGCTTCTGCCTCATAATCTAAAGTGTATACTTCAGTATTATTAATTTGTGCGCTTTGTACATCTGTAAGCATGGTGGCTCCTTTTGTTGTTAAGTGCTAATTATAGCATTTTGGGAATATTCAGTCAACCAAAATGCTATAAATAACATTATGCCACGTTTAAGCCTATACCGTCCCAATCGCACTAGAGATTACCAATTTCTGGACCGCACAATCAGTGAGATGTACACTGTTGGCGGATTAGACCTCTTTATCCACAAATATCTTGGTCCAGACACCGGTGGAGAAGATTCGGCATTTTCGGGCAACGCCGACGCCACCCAGCCTGTTTATGACGAGCTCAACCCAATGAACATACAAGATTTGCTGTTGTTAGAAAACAGAGATCGAGTGTATGACGACGATATCTATGTCATGCGTGGTGTTTACAATGCACAAGACATTGACTTTGATTTGAGTCAATTTGGATTGTTTTTAAACAATGATACCTTGTTTATCACGTTCCACTACAACGACATGATTGACACATTTGGGCGCAAACTCATGAGTGGTGATGTGATTGAAGTTCCAAACCTGCGTGACTACAATCCTTTAAACAAGGATTTAAGCAGATCGTTGCCCAAGTATTATGTGGTTCAAGATGCGGCTTATGCAAGTGAAGGTTTCAGTCAAACCTGGTTGCCGCACTTGTGGCGTGTGAAAGCTACACCGTTGACTGACGCACAAGAATACAATTCAATTACAGACAAACCATTTGTGGCTGAGTACATCTGGGATCCGGGTGATTTTTATCCCGCTGGTGCCATTGTAAATTATGGTGACGTGTATTATCGGGCTCGAGTCAACACACCTGCAGGTACGGATATCTCCAACACTGACTACTGGCGTGAGTACACTCCGCCTACCATCAGCGACAAACAAGGCACAAGAGAAAAGGATTATCAACTGAATGATGCCATCCTTGTACAGGCCGATGTGGAAGTGCCAAAATCTGGCTACGACAACAAACCCTTGTATGTTGTGCCCACACTATTGGACGGACAGCCGGCCAATCCCACATCATTGAGCACAGTGGATGGCGACACAGTGGATGGCACACAAGGCGGTATGAATGTTACCCCAGATGGCTTTGGATGGACTTCGGGTTACTTGACTGGCGACGCACACGCACCAAATGGCTTGCC